AAAAAGGTACGTTGTTAGACTTATACATATCAAAGCCTCTTAATTTTCCACTTGAAACTAAACCATTTCTGATTGAGCCTTGACCAGCGTTGAAGTCTACTGATAACAACTTAGAACCACTTTGTGATAGTTCTTCGTAGAAATCAGGAGATGCAACAAACCATCTGTTTTCTTCTGGGACTGATTGGTCGTCAAGAAGTCTAGCCATTCTAGCCATTAAGTCTAGAGGGTCAACTTCTGATGCAGAACCTAAGTCTACAGAAGTAGTTGTTGAGCCTACACCACCAGTACCAACAGCAGCATCAGCACCAATGACATGGTCAGGTGCAGAAGCAGATACTCCAGCAAACATTGTAGTAAGTACAGCAGCATCATATGCATCTTTTAAAGAGTAAGCTGCAGAGCTTGAAGCTACTTCTTTAAAGTTTACATGTGACATATTACTTTCAATATCATCTACGATGAATTTAAAAGCTTTAGCACTGTCTACGACCAATGTAATCTCTTGGTCTGTTAGTTTAGTTGATGTTGTGTCACTACCTCTTGTGTAGTCATACACAGAAATAGTAGGTTCCTTGATAATCTTTACTGAGTCTCCATAAGCAGATATCTCACCAGCATAGTCGGTGTTAGTAATAGCTTCAACTACCGATGCCTTTCTAAAGAAGTTTAAAACCTTTTTAGAGTATATCGAAGGTAGGAAGAAACTATTAGCTTGTCCACTTACGGAGTTTGCAAAGTTTGCACCGGTATCCGGTGAAGGTTCAAAATATTGAGCCATGATACATTCTCCTTTAAGTTAATTAATATAGTTTACTTTACGATTCTGCCTTCTTGCATAGCATCGCTGATTTCACTTTCGTATCTATCAAACTCGTCTATACTCATGGCAGCAATCTCCTTTTCAGACCATACTTTCTTTTGCTTTGGTTCTACACTTGTTGTTTTTGTAGAAACCATATCAGCAGCAGATTGTCTAGTCTGTTTAGAAGATGACTTAGTCTTCGTAGGTTCAATGCCAAAATCTTTTTTAAATAAATCTAAAGCACGTGAGGCTAGGTCAGCATCGTTAGCGTTATTGTATATCCAATCTTGGATAGACTTAGGTTGCTCTTTTGCCCAACCATGGAAGTCGTCACTGTTTCTGATATCTTCAAAATCAGGATGTCTTTCCATTAACCTTTTTTCTGCATCTTGTCGTACCAGTTGATTTTCTCTCTCTTGGAGTTTACTAAGGCGTTCTTCTAGAACTTTTGCTTTAGACTCCGATTGTAGATGTGCAACTGTTTCTACAACTTCATAAACATCAGGATAGTCGTTTTTAAACCTTTCGAGTTCTTCTTCAGTTTTTGGAGCTTTATATTCAGGTTGTTTTACCTGATTTAATAACTCTTCTTCTCTGCTTTTAAACTCATTAAGTTTACTATCGTAATGTTTTTTTAAATCGTCATACCTTTTTTTGTAATCTGGTTTCTTGTAAGGAGTATCCTTTTCAATTTCCAAATTTTCTTGTCTAACACTTCCTTCAGCATTCACTTCAGTTATGTCATTGGTATCAAACAATTTATTTCTGTCAGTTGGTTCTTCAAAGAAGAGACCATCATCTGCAGATTTAAAAGGTTTATCTTCACCTTGGTGCCATGATTTTTTTGCATTATAAGGATTTGGCGTTTCCTCTTTTTGGACTGTATTAGTCATTTTCTTTCTCCTACTCAGGGCTTCGTTTAACAAGGTAGCTGCGTTTGTCGACTATGCAGGGCTTGTTCTTGTAAAGGTAGCCTTTCGGTTATTATAATGATAAAGTGCCAAATATCTTTGGGTGGCTTTATCGCTTAGTGTTGTTTAGTATTAGATGTTCCTACTTTTGTCAAGCATAGATTTTTTAATATCATCACCAATCATATCTTCTTCATCTCTTGCAATAGCAGTAGAATCCACAGTTTCTTTAGTAATATTAATTTGTTGTGCTGGAGCCTTTTCAGGTTCTAATACAACTTTCTCATCTTCAACATCAGTTACTGGTCCACCAGTTACTAAACCTTGTCTTTCATCTGCTTTCATTTCTGCATCTTTCATCATTGCCATTAAGTTATCAGCTCCGATTTCTTCTACAGCTTTTGCAGTAAAGACAAATTCTCCATCAGATAACCTAGCAGGTATACTGTCAGAGACTCCTGAACCCGGACCTTCAACAGGACCAGCTCCAGCAAATTCTTGAGCAACGTCTATGACTTTATCAAATAGCATAGCTAGTTCCTCATCTTGTTCTAGTTTGGACATAAGCATTTCTTCTTCTTCTTCACTTAATGCTTCTTCCATTATAAATCTTGTATATCCATCTTCCATGTCATCGTCTGATTCCATAGGCATCTCTGATTCCATTTCAGATTCCATAGACATGTTTTCTTTTTCTTCCATTGGAATTATTAAAGCTGCTTTCATTTGGTCGTCCATAGACATTGGACCACCTTCTTGTTTTTGGTCTCTCATGTTATCTTCAATAGCATCTTGTCTAGCTTGTTCATAACCAGAAAGCTTTCCATCGTTATCTAAGTCTCCAAGCATGGAACCACCGTTTTCCATTTTATATCTTTGTTTATCAGCTTCTAACATTATAGTTCCTCTTTCCTATTAATTGCCTCTTTAACCTGTAGGTCCAACTGCTCTAGGCGTACCAGAGAATTCACTTTCCCCTGCAGCCGGAACATTTCCGATTCCGATGTTGCCACCACCAGTGCCTGTAACTCCAAGTTCTTGAGGTTGTTCAGGTGTTCCTTGAATGCCTCCCATAGCTCCTTGTTCCCCACCAGTAGGTTGAGTCTCTTCGCCAATTGTTTGTCCAGCATTTTGCATTCCTATTATTTGTGCCATTAGTGCAGCTTCTTCAGGGTCGTTGAGTATTTCATCAGGGTCTAAATCTAAGCTGTAGGCTAGTTCACTTATTAGTTTAGAAATCTTAACAAACGGAGCAACTGCAGGATTTTGTGCAGTTTGTAAGAACATAGTCAATCTTTGACTTCTTACTTCTTTTTGCATCAAGCTATTTGTTCCAGTAGCTTTAACTTCTAAATCACCTTTAACGTCTAGGTTAGCTTCTAAGAACTGCATGTTCCATTGGAAGTAAGCTTCACCTAAAGGTTTTAATAAAAAGTCATCAAGGTTTTTGATAACTGTTTTAATATTTAAACTTGATGCTCCTAATAACATAGACATACCTGAAGCAGTCCTTGTCATACTTTGAACACCTGTTTGTCCGTGTGAATAACTAGGTATACCTGTTTGTTCGTCTGCAAGTTGTCTAAACTTATCAAACATCATCATGTTCTCTGGTGCTGTATTAGGAAACTTCAAACCGTGTATAGCTTGTCCCGGCATTCCAGCTTGTCTTCTAAATATCTTACCCGGATATATTTCCATTGATTGTCCACCAACTAAAGCAGACTCATCTACATCAAATACCAAAGAACCAGCCATTGCTAAATTATCTACAGCCATTCTTGCATGACCATTCATAATCTGTTGACTGTCATCCATATTCTCTGCTACACCAATACCAAAGAAGTTATATGGGTTTCTTTCGTATGGGAAAGCGTGATAAGGTATTCTATATGGAGTAAATGGATTTATTACAGCTCTTAAAACTTCATGTCCACATGTCCATACATTTACTTGTACTTCATCTAAATCATCTACAGAATCAGGTAAGTCAATACCTACTTCTTTTGCATATTCTGCATCCATAATTCCCCAGTATTCCAAGACTTCAAAGTTACTTTGATAATCTTCATCAGCTCTATCGTCATCTTTTAACGAATACTCAAAATCTTTTTCTACGTAATTAGGACCCATTTGAATTGTTGCACGTATTGCATCTTCATTAAAGTAAGGCATATTACGTAACTGCCTTAACTGACTCTTATTCATTTTATGTCTATGAATAATATATTCACATTCTTCCATAGTAGTTGCTGTAGGGTCTGGATAAAAATCCCAGCAACTTACAAATTCTATTCTAGGTACTCTAACTTCTAAAGGATTATAAGTTCTTGTACCATCTTCTTCTGTGTCCCATTTATTTAATTTTTTATTTACATTAAATGGTCCTTTCATTATACCAGTACCAAGTAAAGCTGCTTCAAGTAAAGCATTTCTTATTTCTGAAGAACCATTAGATTCTTCTATTTGGTCATGGATAAGTTTCTCCATTCTTCTTGCAGCTTTTTGTGCAGGAGATACTTCTAAAGCTTGTGGGTCAGGACTAGCTCCATCTTTTAATATACCTAACTTATCTGCTTGGTCTTCGAGACTATCTTCAAATACACCATTATAAAAAGATGCTCCGGGCTTTAAAGTTTTACCATCGCCTTCGTAACCAACATCATATGGATTTACATTTGCACCTTCTCTATTACCTATATCATCAGATATTTCTTCAGACATTGATGTTTCTAAACCGGGAGTTGGATTAGAAATATCTAGGTGTGCGTAATCTGTTTCGCCTTCAGGTATTTTAGTTTCCGAAATTCCTATCGGAAATTTACCTGTACCAAAAATAACATCTACTAACTGACCGAATGCAGCTAGTACTTTAGTCTTAGTAACTTTTACAAATACCCGAGACTTTTCAGAGTCTCTAAATCTTATTGACTTGTTATATAAACCTCTATAGTTTTCGTATGCACGTAACCATCTTCGTTCATCAGTTTCTCTAGCATCTTCTGCTTGAGCAAACCTACCTTGAATAATACCTATTAAGTTTCTTTGTTGGTCTTCTGGTATGTTTAAATTCTTTCCAGACTCACCTTCTACTTCTTCGTAGATATTATCAGCATTTAAAAATGTGTTATCTTCTGCCATATTAATAACCAAATCCTGTGTCAGCAGGTTTATATAAATCTTCTTTTATTCTTAACATCCTATCATGAGGATGGTCCATTCTTGGTCTACTCATAATTAGATACCTTAAAGCATCATAAGCATGGTCAGCAGCATGAGTATCCACATCTTCAGGGTTACTCTTAGATAACGGAAGACTTTGAAGTTCTTTAATTAGATTGGGACATGTATTAAATATCTGCAATCTAGGTCTTCCAGTACCTGTATTTACTCGTAAATGCTCATGTATTTGAGCTTTACCTGCTATTCTATTCTTATCAGCTCTTCTTAGTTTATGTCCTTTATTAACTAAGATTTCACCAATAGTAGGACCAGTATATCCAGTCCTTGACCAAGCTGCTGTATCTAATACACCAGTTATGGACTTTATTTCATTATCTTCCATTTCGGTGATAATGTCGCCTAGAGCTTCGCCTGTTAAACCTTTTTTGTATAATTCTCTATATATAATAATGGTTTTGTCTTCAGGGTCGATAGCAGCCCATAAGCAACAACTTTCAGCAGCATAACCATAGTCTACTGCTTTAACTCTTTCCCACCACCCCGGTAACTCAAAAGGCGGTATGACGTGAATCGGAGGTTCAAACTCAGCAAAGGCTGCTCCTTCATTTATGTCCCAGTTACCTTCTAGCAGTTGTTTTCTTTGAACTGCTGGTAAGGACTGTAGCATCCTTTCGTATTCACCATCTTCTGCTAAGTATGGATTATCCTGTAACTTAGCTGGTATAAACTTTCTAGTGAGACCGTCTTTACC